GATGCGCTCCGGATGAATATGATGATCTCATATCAGGAACTTGTTCGCACCTTCCTTAGACAAACCGGCCTCTAAACCGAATGGTCCTTCACCTGGTGGAAGTAACGGCGTTCTGGTGGAATGGGGTTCTGCTTTGTCTGCTTGTTTTTCTGTGATTGCTTCGTTTGCTTGCTCATTAGGTACTTTCACTTCAGCTAACCCATACGTTGCCGAAAGGTATCTCTGTTGAAGCATCGCCCTTGTTTGCTCCTGCGTCGCAATAGCAGATAGTTTCAGTGCCTGTAGCAGACCACCACTGTACTGACTTGCATCTTTCTTAGCATCGGCAATCTGTGTATCAAGAGTTTCAATTTCAGTTTTTAATGCCGCCGCTGCTTCAGGATTTGGTTTAACACCGCTAACAGATATCTCAATCTTAGCCCCCGACTCAATCGCGTTAATACGCTGCTCCAAAAGGGCTTTATTAGTCCCTAAGACTTCAAGTCTGGCTGTTATAAGATTTCTAATTAATCCCCCAGTATACTGCCCCTGCTGTGATTTAGCCTCGACAATTTCTTGTTCAGCCTTAGCCAGTTCGCTACGGAGACTTGCAACTTCCTGCTTCTGCTCCGGGGTTAAATCCTTTGGCCCACACCCAGCCAAGAGGCTAGTGGCAATAACGCATGCTAAAAGTGTCTTTTTCATATCCCTAATCTCATTATGTCAGCTCGGATTTATCCTAACATCAATCGAAGCAGCAACAAATCACCACCAATTCCTGTAGTAGGTAGAAGCGAATGGATCACCGTGTCGATGTAGCACGGAGTTAACACGTATCCCTGATAAATACACAGGTATCGCCCCTCCTGATTCCGATCTAATATTGAGCTATATCATCTGCATACCCTGTACGCATAGCTCTGACAGTTCTTCTGCGCCAGTCTGTGAAGAGGTGTCATACCCCGACACTGCAGGTCGCATGAAGGATGCAAAGATATTTGCACTGACCGTTATCGTCATCATGATGGCTGTACTGTTGTTAATTTAGTTCATCGTTGTGCTTTTCTGAGCATAATGCTGGATACCGCGGAGTCAGGCGCTAAGCTCATTCTCCGGACAAAAGCCATGAGGTTTACGCTCAAAATCGTGGTTCTCTGCGCCGCTATGCGCTGTTGCTCGTTATGCGAGTTGTGGTGCTGGAACGCTGCTTTAAATTAATTGATTCAAGGAGGATCGATGAGGATAGGTATTGCCTTCCCGGTGATCGTATTTATCGTTGCTGTAGCTTTTCTGGCGTGGTTCATTCTGGGTGGCTATGCGACTCCAGGTACATAAGGCAGATCCAACATGAGTGCAGATTTTAAAGAAACTTGCAGAATGGCTAGACAGCCAGTCCTCTGATGCTCCGCCTAAATAAGATTTAAACAATGCAGAGGAAGCATGTCTGACTTAGTTATCCCCATACTTATTACTTTGCTGATTATCGGGTTGGTTGGGATAGTCCTCAGGCTGGACAAAATTTTCTTCAAGCGAAGGAGTGGGCGGGATGACTTTGAGTAAGCCAGACCGGTAGTTCGATGTTTTTTGGTAATGCCGCAGACGTACAGGAAGCATGGGTAAGTAATCGGTGGGTAGAGATAGGTCGCAGAAATGCGGCTTTTTTTATTGGATGGAATTGCAGGTGTAAAAAATCACAGCAATAAGCTGATCATTTTATTGAAGTTTCTTATTTTCCTGGGTAGGATTTGAGTGTTGCTTGAGCATTTTGTGCTCATACACAAAAGGAAAACCCCTGAACAGTTGGAGCTGTTCAGGGGCTGCAAAACATCATTAATTGGCTAACAATGCTTTCTTGAGATCTCGGTTTAGAAGATTAACTCAAGCGAGATCCCCTGTAAAGCATTCGATGCCATCTTTTTAGGTGGTGCGATGAGTCATCCTGTTGCTTTGAATGAGTTCGATTTTAACGGTAATGCCGTAAGAACTATGACTGATGAATATTCAGAGGTGTGGTTTGTAGCAAAAGATGTTGCGGATATTCTTGGATATGCAGAAACCAGCAACATGACTGAAAGGCTGGATGAGGATGAGAAAAGAAAACAGACCCTGCAAAATGGACGAAACTACACAAATCAGACACTTATTAATGAGTCTGGGTTATATAATGCAGTAATGGGGTCGCAGAAGGTAGAAGCGAAACATTTTAAAAAATGGGTTACTTCTGAGGTTCTTCCATCTATCCGTAAAACTGGCGGATATAACATGGTGCCTCAAACCTATGCTGATGCGCTTCGACAACTTGCCGATCAGGCAGAAGCGACTGAGCGTGCACAACTTATGCTGGAAAAGAAAGATGGTCAGTTTAAATCAGTGCGCGGCGCCTATGGTCAACATGTTATGCAGCACAACAAGTATGTTCATAGCAAAGGCGAAGGATTTAGGCACGCTACGATTGCGCATGTTAAAAGCGTTATGCCTGGAAAGTACAGTTGGCAGGCGCTGGCAAACTACTGCAGCTACCACAACCTATCAGTAGAAATTCTTACACCTCACTACCAATCCGTTCCATTAAACTCCTACCCTGCAGAAGCATGGATGGCGATCTACAATATCGACATCACAAAATTCTGATGCCTATTTAATAAGAATGTAACGTCCATAACCCGGCCACCGTGCCGGGTTTCTTTTACACCTAACCCTTTGTAACCAAATTCATGAGAATAGCATCTACCTCATCTCGCCCTTCGTGTCGGTCACTTTTGAGTAACCATTTCAGCACATCAATAGCCTCCTGCTGGTGGATAGGACTGATCGTAGCAAGTTGGGTATCAAGCCAGTCCTCTCGATCATAGACCTCCTGACTCAGCCCTTCTGAATACTGGTGACCTAACTCTCGCCCAGCAGCATCGCGTATCCAATAAAGCCACGTCCAGTAATCAAATTCGCGGACAACATCGGATAGTGTGTGAGGTGAAGGCAGTACATCCGTGAAACCATGATGTGCATCTTTCCGAGCATCATCCAGTTCCAGATATCGCTCGATACCTGAAATACTTCCATCGGCGACTTCTTCCCTCGTCAGCCCAAAATCCTCATCTACCAGAAATGCAGATCGTGAGATGAGCAACTCTGCTTCTACTGGTTCCATAGCAGCTTCATAACTACCAAACACAGCACGAACTTCGCTGGCCTTCCTGATATTCTCCCTGGCAAGCTTGAGGTAGTGCTGAGGATCATCCATGAAAAAGGTACCGAAAGCGGTTTGCAATATGTCAGCACCATTAGCGACCATCCAGTCACGATACCGTTTCTCTACGTCTTTTGGGCTAATGGTAAGCTTCTCAAGTGCTGCCTCTGCAGCATCCAGATGTGCTGGCTCATTCAGCTTAATCACTTCCAGCACCCACAAATAAGCATCGGTCTGCTTATGACCAGTAATGACCTTTTGGGGCGGCAGTGCCTTTGTTAACGCAGGTACGTTCGAAAAGCGCGCCTCAGGGATAGTGAAAAGAACCTTGTGAGCCGGATTATCAGCGAACAATCCACTGCGCTGGCAGAAGCTACTCACAGTGCTGGGCTTAAGTCCCATTTTATTCGCGATGGTGCGATACCCTACACCACTACGTTTGAGGCGAGCGATTTCCGCCTTCTGTTCTGTAGTCAGTCGCATGTTACTGATCCATACCCATGTCAAAAATCATCGTCATACGGAGGTGTCTGGTCGTATCCTTCATACCCGTTCGCGGGCGGTTGCTGCTCCTGGGCCCGGCGCAGGGCATCAGTAGCCTGTCCTTGTTGACCTACTTTACCGCCTGGGCGGACCGTTCTGGCGCTGAGTACACTGTCCGCAATAACCTGATAACCTTGCTGCATACCACCATCCTGACCAGTCCACTGATTGAGCTGCATATTGCCCGCCACGCTGACAAGGTCGCCTTTATGGTGTTTGGCCAGCGCGTCAACCTGCTTACCAAAGGCAATCACGCCCAACCAGAAAGTAGCCTCTCCGTTATCTGCCGCATTACAGGGCAGAGCTACCGCCAGGCGGGCCATTGTCATGTTCGTACCTTTTCCCGTTGTTCTGGTCTGCGGGTCGGCCACCAGCCGGCCATACGCTGAAATTTGAGCTGTCATCGCAGTGATCCTCTCTTCTGATACCCTGTACCTGATTCAGTGTTGGTTCAAACTGGTAGTTTGTTGCCTCAATGTTGGTTCATTTTTTAAACATGAAACCTTATTAAACAGATATATATAACTACTGAGGCAACTGAACCAACTGAACCAACACTTAATCTACACACATGAAAGAGTGCTTTTACTCTGGCTGGCCATCGTCCGGCAGATACTGCAGGACATAAACCCGAATCTGTCGCCCATCAATGCGTGGTGACTTTCTCTGAAACCCCCGGCCTGAAGTCGGCGGTGTCAGCATGCCAGCTTTCTTCAATACCTCCGCAAACTGACGAGTGTTAAAGCCGCGGGCGATCTCCCCTTCGAAGGCTGCCGGGAAGGTGTAGAACACCATCGGGTCAGTCTCATGACCGCCCTTCTGCCGGTATCCCGCCATGTTGGAGATGGGGAGACTGGTCGGGTCATACGGGAACGGTGCAAAGCGGCTCATGCCGTAAGCGTTCAGGAATGCCTCTGTCTGCTCAATAATTTGCTGATGCTCTTTGTTGCCGGTACCGAATTCACGCAACCAGGCGTTATAGCTGTACTGAATAGCATCCCGACACGTCTGCTCATCCCAGCCGGTGATCACATTACCTAACAATAGTGCGGCTTCCAGAATGGCAAACCGGGCGCCAACACGATGGACCTGCTCCCCGTAATCCGACGGGATCAGACTACGCCAGCGCTCTTCCGCTGCTCTGACGGCGTTCACCGCCTCTTGCTGGTGGTCAGCCAGCCATTTCACCCACTCACGCCCAGCCACTCCATGGTGATGCTGGTATGCATCTTTGAGGGCATCGGCATGGTGTTTGCCGTTGGCATGCTCATGGAAACGAACAGCCCGGCGCATCGGGATATTCAGCAGGCGAACCAGCTGGCCTGCTTTAGCCTTGCGACCGGCGCTCGCAATGAAGGTTTCCAGATCCATCTCACCGGTACTGATGGCCACAGTACGCCAGCGCTTCAGATCACGGTTCCCCCCCTCCTTCGCGCCCTGCAGCTTACCCGTACCATTAAATAGCGCGTAGGCAGATTTGTAGACTTCCACCGGATCAGCGCCCTGCCCGATTTCGTCTAGCGGCATCAGCGCGTCGTTGTGTGCGGCAGCTTCATTCGCCAGCCCCAGCGCGGTACCGTACCAGGTAAGGCGCAATACATCAGGATTGCCGTAGAGACTGGATGCCACATTGGCAGTGGTGGTCTTACCGGCGCTCGACTGCTCATAGAGATGGATACCAAAACCATCAGCGCCGGCAAGGCCAATCAAAGGAGCTGACAGCGCTGCAGCCACGCCAGTCATCATCGAGTAGTTGCCAAAGGCCAGACGTCCAACGCTCTCTCGCCAGCTCTCAACAGTACCGCTGGTGGTATAACCGGATGCGGCAGAACTTCGTCCATTAAACAGCACCGGTTGATCTGGAGTACCAATGATCTCGCCATCCGGCATGATGTAGGCGCCACACTGCCAGCCCGTAGCATGCGCAATGCGCCATACCTCACCATTGGCACAGCTCTGCAGCCAGTCGGCCAGCGTTGCACGTAAACCACTTTTGGTTGTGACGTTCAACCCACCAGCCTTAAGCGTTCGCCAGCCTTCGCGTTCACCAATATCAGCAAATGGTATTGCCTGGACAGTATCCCCCTTCGAACCGAATGGGCGCCAGCGCAGGATCAGATACCGGGTTTTACTGTCATCTATGCCAGTGCCTATGACCTCCAGAGCAGAACACAGCCAGCTTTCACGGGTAGTTATTTCCCCGGTATCTTTGTCTGATTTGGGTTCAACCCAAAAAATACCGTCAGCTCGGCTTTCAACATGTGGCTTCAGGTTGTCACTATTCGCAGATTTATTGGCTTTCAGAATTGATGTCGTTGTGTGCTCGCCCTGTTCTCTGAGTCTGGCCAGATATTGCCTCCAGTTTTCCGGTTTTTGGTCAGGAATTCCCTTATATAATTTCGCTTCCAGTACACCTGCCTGAGCAAGTTTTTCCCCAATGGCATTAATCATTATTGGCTCAATGCTTCCAGCCAGATAAACACGAGCACTGCGACGCCCTTTATCAATAATTTGCAGGTTCTCCAGTTCCGCCAGCTGCTTCGGTCCAAGATAAATGGGAGGTGTTCTGTCCTCAGCGACTTGTTTACCCATGCCCTCTTCCCATCCTTTTGCATGTGCATACGCATCGGTTCCAGCAAAAATAACTGCTTCAGTAAATTTTTCTTTTGGCAAATGTTTCAGGTTAGGTGCCAGTTTCATTGACGCTTCTCCCGATGTGCACGCAAGACGTAATCAGCAAGTTCTTCATCCGCCGTTTTAATCGTTTCTGGTACATCCTGGAGTAACGAGATCAGAGCACAAATTAACTGCATATCCCGTTCAGATGCTTTCGTGCCCTCTAACCATATTGAGAGCAGTGCCTGTGCTTGTTCAACACGACATTGGGCATCAATAAGCTGCATATCGCTCATACCCTGACCTCCGCATCAATTCTGACCATATCGACAATCGCCAGGACTTTATCCAGCCAGCAATGCACAACGACTGCTTGCTCAACGTCGAGGTATGGTGATAAATCGGTCATTACATGAACTAACCCATTACGAGCGCGGGCCATACGTTCTGCGGTACGCTCTGCCAGAGTAAAATCTTCCGGATAAGGCTGCACACGGGATAGCGTCGCCTCGGCCTCAAGTTCGGCAGGATGGCGGTATATAGCGTTTATATTCATTTGCCCGCCCTCATTTTTGATTCTTTGACGCAGTCAGAACGACACACACCCGCATTCGCTACGGTATCGTTAAGCGCCAGCACCACCTCACCAACCGTACCCAGCATTGCGCCTATTTTGCGCATGTCTCCCTTTGCGGTCTCCTCGGTGTAGTTGTTATTGTCCGTGGCCCAGAACATCAGACTTCCAATGGCACTAATGCCGAGCAACAAATCACTCACAGCCTCATCCATGCGGTTCTGAATGCCTTCCAGCTCATCAACGGTGGCGCCTTTGCCGAATTCGTGGCGAACTAAATCGTTATACAGGCTCATGCTGCCACCTCCTGTACGCGTGTAATGCGAACGTGGCTGAGACCTTCACGCTGCGCCTGAAGCACTGCGTGGGCCATTGCTGTTTTAGTGTCGCTGGATGTGAGTTGATAGCCGATGCCAACGGTTAAACCGCGCTTATTAACGGCGTAGCCGGTGATGCGGAAATTGTTACGCATGAGCCACCTCCAGACGGATGCGACCAGCGAAAAAGCAGACATGATCGCGAGCCAGTGAACGGCGGGCGTCACGTTCAGACGGTGCGGCGATATGGTGAATTTGGGCTTTAATTGTCGTCATATCGCGGCGAACAGCGGCGATAATCCAGATAAACTGCGGATTTTGGGTAGGGGTAGTAGCCACAATGGCAGCCTCCTTGTACTGGGGATTAATCCCACCACCGGAAACGCCAATTTCACTGGTGGTGAGCTGAACAGGGTTGGCGTAACCGGCGTACAAGGTAACCGGCGCGGATTTCTCCGCCCCCATCCAACTCACCATAACTCTGCAAGCGGCACGGATTATAACCGCAGCGCTGAAAAAAGGGTGAGCGAATGTGAGGACACAAAAAAAGACGCTAGGCGCGTCATGTGTCGCCTTGTACTTTTCCAGGACGCCAATCCCGGCACCAGATTTTGCTGGTGCGTTATAACCATAGACCGGGATGATGTAGAACATCAAGTCCTTTTTTATGGACTCCGAAAACACATTACTGCAGGTGTGATGTCCATCGCGCGTAATTGTCTCGAAACTCCGCCAGGCATTTTGTACGCCACTATCAGTGGCCCGCAATGTGACAGGTTTTGACAGGTTCACGCGGTGACACACCACCAGCAAAGCTTTAGCTTTTGCATTCATCAGGCCAGCCAAAGAGAGGCTTTTACCCTGGACGGTGAAAATCATTGCTTTACCTCCGAGAACTCCTTCATGAAACGCTCAATGGGCTGCACGCAAGGGAATTGGTAGCCCTTGCGGTAGAACGTCACGCGGTTATGCGCTACAGCGGTCACGTTCACCATCTGGCCGTGAGCGTCGCGGTAGGAGTGATTTGGTAACGGTGTGCTGGTGGGCTTATTCATCGTTAGCCCCCAGACGTTTAGCCAGCCAACGCTGAGAGAGGCGGGTTAATTCCGCTTTACGCTGGCCGTACTCCATGCCCATATCGATCAGCGTGATGTTTGTACCCTCCAGGTAGCTGAGGTGTTCCAGTTGGGCGGCGCTCATGCTATCGCGCGGTTCGCCGTCGATACCGTTCACCTGCGCCCACTGCTTAGCGGTCATGCCACCCAGCACAATACGGGCGATCATGTTGCTTTCATTGCTGTAGTGCCGGGCTTGCGTCTCTTTCCCCTGTTCTGCCCGGGCAGCATCCAGAGCGGCGCACATCGGCTTGAAGAGGTTGGCAGCACCAATGCGGGCTTTGAGGTGCCGGCGATACTTCGCGGCGATTTCCGGCGCACTCAGCTGTAGCGCTTCCTCGCACTGGATGAAATAGCGGCGGACGGCGCGCCCCTGTTCATTGCGCTCAACCATTGCCACTTCTTTAGCCATATCCAGCGAGAGAAGGTAATCATGCTCGATTTGCTGGCGAAATTTTGCGCTCGCCCGTTTTGGTGAGCTCAAATTTTCAACACGGATATAGTCAGTCCCGGCCACAAATCCGTACTGGTCGATGCGGCCTTTAATCCAGTTGGTAAAGTCGCGGCCCACACCCAGCGCTTTATGCAAATCTCTGGCGCTCGCAATATTGGTTTCGCGCCCGCCAATTTGGCCGGGAATAACGGGAACGATGGCGGCAAAGTCATTGCCGTTAATTACGCCCGGGTTAACCTTGGGTTGAGGGGCGGCCTCAGAATTGAATCTGCTTTTTTCGATTTTCATTTTTTCGGCTCCGTTATGCGGCGGTGAAGTTGTCCGGGTAGAGGTTCAGAATGTCGGCGATATCCTGCTTTGAAAGCCCGTAATGTTGGTTGACTGCGGCCATGCGGTTAACGAACTGAATCACCTTCAGCACGTCACCACGGCACGCAAACCTGTAGCGCATGTGCGCACCGATACCATCAGGGTTTTTCTCTTCCAAGCGCTCCAGGCAGATATCAAGCTCGCGCTCAAGTTCGCTCGCATAGTTGCGGCCAGATGAGAGTCGGCAATGGCGCAGGATATCGTTTTCTGTCCACCCACCAGTCCCACAGCGCAGCATATAGGTGCGGGCACGGTGTTTCTTCGGAATGCGCTTTGAGGCTTGAACGGTGTAGGCTGGTGGCGTAACATCAGATCCGCGAGTATCTGTGTTAGCCGCCTGTAATGGGCGGTTTTCTTTTGGCATCAGACAACCTCACTACGAGATTCAGCGATGCGCTGATTGATCCATTCATCCACTTCACTTTCGATAAATGCGATAGAGCGAGAACCAATCTTTACTGGTTGTGGAAAACGTTTTTGCCCAATTAGTCGATATAGCCATGCTTTACTATAACCCGTTCGCCGCTGTGCTTCAGCTAATCTGATCAGTGAATTGAAATGATTTTTTACTGGCATAACTCCTCCCGCAATCTTAGATAGTCATTAGTAGACTTAAGTAGACTTCAGGAGGATTGTGCTATTGGCCTGATCTAGTGTTGTGGAGTTTTAAGAAATTCTTTGGAGTTTCTAGCGGTCAATACCGCCTTTCCGAAGCCAATCAATCAGTGATTTATCATCTGCAGGAACTGATACCGTTGGCAATTTTCTTGCTATTTTTTTTCTGAGTTCACTGATACTGCCACTCAAATCACTATTAGTAAAACCAATCTCTTTCAAAATCCCGACGGTAAATTCTGATTGTTTTTTTGTCGTGTTTGTTTTTTTTGCATTATCTTTCTTAATCATGTCATCAAATGGAATCATTAGATTACTAATAATGTTTTTAATTTGAGTTTTTGTTACATATAGATTATCAAGGCTTAGTGAGATCGGTTTTTCTTGCTCATACCCCATAAATACAAAATCACCAACTTCATCTAAAGTATCTGCCGGGCGTAAAACAAAAGAGGTTGAATTAAGTGTATGCCTCATGCCATTTTCAAATGGAAAGTCTAATGCCTCCAATAACTTAACCATAGTCCTTGTTTCACTACACTCCCCACCGATGACTGGGGGATTTTCTTTATCATAATAATCAATTAACCCCATTGTTATGTTCGCAAGTTCCCATAATCCATCAATACGAACATCAAAACCATTTCGTGCGATGGTTGCTTCTGAAAACAATAGAAAATCATTCTCTGTTTCCAAATCATAAATCTCTTCAGCATAAACTTTCGATAATGGGTAAGGCTTAATATCACCATAACCTCTACACATTATGTTTGTAGTGTGTTCTCCATGCATAAGTTCGCATAAAAACATAAGCAATTGTTCTGGTTCCGAAATGGCAGGAACAACCAACATGCCTTTAAGGTCTTGAACTTTAATACAGATTTTTATTTTTCGTTCTTCGGCCCAATACAATAAGTCGTCAACCGAGCAATCAAGTAGCTCAGCCGCTCTTGTTATCTTGCAATACTCTAATGTTGGTACTTTCTTATAAGTCGAATAATTCATTACGCCACCTCACGCCCTCTGATTTTGGCGGCTATGCCAGCCCGCAGAGGTGTACGGGTTTTCGGGGATCAGCCTAGACATAGCCTATTCTTTGATCGTCTATCTAAGTCTACTATCGTCTGTATATACTGTCTATGCATCCAGTCAGGCACGTTTCCCGAACGAGCCATGCACCACATTTTCACCATTCTCCAGCGCCTGCATATAGTCGGCATACCACTGGAGCATTTCCCGCCGGCCGTCCAGATACTGAGCGTGGTTGTATGTGCCGCGGATTGAGTTCTTATCGACGTGGGCCAACTGCGTTTCAATCCAGGCGGTGTTATAGCCCTGTTCATGGAGTATGGTGCTCATAGTGTGCCGGAAGCCGTGACCAGTCGCTTTACCGTCATAGCCGATTCGTTTAATCACCTGGTTGATGCTGGCCTCACTCATTGGCTTACCGGCATCATTCCGTCCCGGGAAAATATACTTCCCTCGCCAGGTAAGCTGGTGGATTTCTTCAAGCAGTTCGCGAACCTGAGTTGAGATAGGAACGAGATGCGGCCGCCGCATCTTCATTCGCTCTGCAGGGATATTCCAGACCCCCTTATCGAAGTCGATATCAACCCATTCAGAAGCACGGAGCTCAATTGTCCTGAGCCCAGTAAGCATAAGCAGGCGGGTAGCATTTCGAGTCACCACGCTGCCGCTATAGTCGTTCAAAGCTCGCAGAAAGTCAGGTATTTGTTCAACCGATAAATGAGGGAAGTGTTTTTGCTTTGGTGCTTTTAGAGTACTGGCGAGATCGACCACGGGATTATGTTCTGCTCTGCCGGTGATGACAGCATAGGTGAAGATCTGCCGGCAGGCTTGACGTGTCTTTTTGAGCTTATCAAGTACTCCACGTTGTTCCATCTTGCGAAGAACAGCCAACATATCAACGGGCTTAATATCAGTGATCGACCGGGAGCCAATATAAGGAAAAATATCTTTTCTCAGATACTCCAGTATGTCACTGGCATAGCCTGCTGACCAGTTCATCGATTTATGTTCATGCCATTCCAGCGCCAGTCTCTCAAAGCTGTTTGATACGGCCATCGCCCTGGCATGTTTTTTTTCCTGCTTTTCCTGCCCCGGGTCACCACCAGCAGCCAATACTTTTTTAGCCTCTGCTCGTTTTTGACGTGCATCGGCCAGCGAGACTTCAGGGTATACACCTAAAGCCAACGACTTTTCTTTACCGGCGACCCGGTACTTCAGCCGCCAGTATCGAGCGCCGTTGGGGTTCACCAAGAGGTAAAGGCCACCGCCATCAGACAGTTTATAGGGTTTGTCCTTAGCTTTAGATGTATCGACCTGGCGGGCTGTAAGCTTCACTTGGGGGTATCTCATTTCATTGAACAGGAATCTACCCCCAAATGTACCCCCACATGAATGTGGATTTCAATAGACCATAGTAGACGTTGGGATAATGAAATATTGGAGAATACCGCGTGTATGCTGGGTTGAGTAGACTTCAGGAGACGTTAAGAGAAGTGAGTATGGCACGCCCTACAGGATTCGAACCTGTGACCTACGGCTTAGAAGAAAGTAGAGCGTTAAATAACACACTGTAATCACACATGTTTTCCGCGTTCGCATCCGGTTTTGTGTCTTTTCGTGTCGTTTGAATACATCCCTGTCTTTATCGTGCATTCCTGTCACGCCACAACTACGACACACCCGTCACGCGACTTCTTCCAGGATCAGGATTCCATTTGCGCCATCTCCTGAGATGCCAAAATCTGCGAGCAGCTATCCAGATCGCAAAATCCCCGGTTTACCTCATCACCGGAAGGACGCATCATTAGCGCGCTAGTTAATCATGTAATTTTCGGTGCGCACCACTCTTTCATGGTTAAACCGCCAGGCTATCGCCTCGCACATCACAAATGATATGTGTCACGACGCCGGCGACAGTGACATCATCCAGAGCCTCGCCTTCAATCGCTTCGCCATCTTCGGTTATAAGCGATCGCCCCATCAGCTTTGCAAGCTCAGACCTGCCATCGTATAAAATAATGAGCTGGCTTCCCTGCTTGGGTTTAAGCCCAATATCTACTACGACATAACCGCCATCCCTTTCGAAAACGCGGGTGTTAGGGCCGACATTGCAGATCGAGTTAACAGACAACCTTTGCTCGACGTAATCCGTCGCGGGTGAAGGGAATCCCATCAGATGACCCTCCCCATCCCTGCCATCATCCACAGGCGGTTTTCGCTATGGTCCGGCGTCTTATCGACAAAATACGTTTGTTCCCGCGCGATCCAGGAATTCGCCTCCACCTCGGTAAAATGAATGCCGCGCCGGCGAAGCGCAGTAACGAAGTCGCGGGTGTGAAGGTATTGAAACCCCTTGGAACTGCGCAAAATGGACTCGCGGAAAGCCGCGGCGATGTCTGACTGTCGAAGCATGATCTGCCCTCCGATAAATACTGTTTGCATATACAGTATTTTTTATCAGAAATAGGATCAATAGAGGTTGCGGCTATCAATTTAAATGACAGCCGCAAGTCTCTACAATCACTGCATTAACCCAAATCGTTAATGCCCCACGCAGCGTTCAGATACGCACTGATGCTGTCGATAACAGATGCTACTTCGGCCTGCGTTAGCGCTGCTTCAAAAATCAGTTCCATACCCATGGTGATATCCGCTCCGGCCGGGTATGCAGCACTGGCATGATGCGATCCAATCCTGATGGTTCTGCCAGTGTATGCCGTCCTGTTAGTTAGCGTTCGCGACCCCTGCCATGCAAGCGCCCCTCCCTGCCGCCCACCGATTCGGGCAATGTTGTTATCGCCGTCGATCAGTGACACAAAAGCTGCCCATTTGGTTACGTCATAGTTGGTCGTGAAGTTATTAATAAGATTGGTCGGCGTGGCATTATTATCCTCAACGAAAGCGCCATAGATCGTGTTAGGCGCAGTGGTCGTATACATAAATGCGAGGCCATCACCACGATAAACAATCGGTGACCCTGAGTAATTGTAGTTACCCATCATGAAAGCCTGTTGCTGCTCAGTAGCTGCAGTTGGCTTTACTGGCTTACAGATGACGATGTGTGTCTGGTTCCGACTGGACACCCTTCCCGTATCAAAACAGTTGCTGAAATTACAAACGGCGCCAAAGGTCGGGGAGATTGTCGGCGTTCCTACCATGGTCAGCGGGGTGGTACTATCCGCCAGATTCCTGATGCTCAGTGCAGCATTACCACCCTGAATATGCATCCCTTTCAGACCGGTAGTAACAGGTAAATCGGGCACCATGAAGTGCCCTTTTTTGGGATGGCTCCCCGGAATAACAATGTCGCCCAGTTTTGGAATATAAATTGTGCTCATATTTTTTAGCCTTTGATCAGCGCGTTATTAAGGGATGAAGCGATCATGTTTCCACCGACGGTGCTGGGGTGAAGATTATCAATGAAGCAGCCAAGTCCGTTCATTTCCGTCCAGGTATCGAACAGGTCATAAATGCTGAAAAATTCACAGTTCAGCGTCTGAGAGAGGTCGTACATTACATCACGGAAATCAACGAGCGGCGTTACCGCTGTGCCGTTGGTTCTCGGGGGAGCCATGAGGATGAAACCCACATCAGGCAACACAGCACGACAGGCAGCCATATAGGTTTGCAGCGCTGTGCGAAATGTCTGGGTCCCTGTCGAAATGCGGTAGTCGTTGTTACCGATGACGATAGCGATCACATCAGGCTGAATGGTGCTGAGATACGTTGCTATTTTGTCGGAAAACAGCAAAAACTGATCAGCGAGAATACCAGCATTACCGGCCTTACTCATCACGCAACCAGAGACACCAGATCGCCAGAAATAGAATCCATGTATGGCCACCCGCCCGGTGTTACCATCAGTCTTGGTATAAATCGTCCTGACCTCATCAGTCATCCCTGTCAGCAATACTGATTTAGTCGTGCCTGTATTTCCACACACAACAGTGGTCCACTGTGTCACTCCGCCAACGTCGTAGCCGTACTGAAAGGTGCCATTCAGGTCCTGATAATAAATACGGCAATCAGTACAGCGGACATTAGTCACGTTGAAATAGGCCGTGTTCGTGGTGGTGTTGATGGACTGGCCGTCAATGCCGCAACCATAAAGCGGGGCGCCGCTCGTTGGCGAGGCGTCATATAAATCCCAGCCGGCAGAGCGAAAGATATTTGAACCATCGCGCGATGCGCCATAGTTCACAGTTCGCCAGCCTAAACCAGCGTCACCATATTCAGCGCTCAGGACACTTGCAATAGCGGTCGCAAGTTCATTGTTCTGCGTCCAACTGTCACCTGTGAGAAGGAAATTAGGCTGCGTAGCCATCCCTGCCTTGAGTTGCGCTTTTTTCGCACGCCAGCGCCACAATGTGCGGCCGTCGGTATGCAAAGGCATGTTGTAATATGCGGTATACATCCTGCGCTGGTAAGCACTGGCGAGTGAGGCGCTAATGTTTGGCCCCACTTCATACGTATCAAATTTCCCATCCTGAAACCAGAACAGTACATTATCAGCACCATCTGTCATGCCCGGAACGAATCCCGTCGATACAAGCGGGACCGCTTTATTAAGAGCTGGTGAAATAATGGAGTTAATATAGTTCCATATTTTCGCTTTCAAGCTTTCAGAAATTATGGAAACATCAAAACCATTATCCCACCAAACCGGAACGTTATTGCTGGCATCAATAAACAGCGGGAAGAAAGAATTTGATACGTCATTAACAACCGAGTTCAGCGCATCCCCTAGTCGGGAGTGAACATCATCATAAATCATCTGATAGAGCTCAGATGAAATTCGTGATACCGCAAACCCATCATCCCACCACAAGGGAACGTTGTCAGCGCCATCAGTGAAGAACGGGAAATAGTTGTTTCCAACGTCAGCGCTGACAATAAATTTGCTGATGAAATCAAAAACTGCGTTTATAGCTTCCTGTGAGGGCATTTTCCGCCCGGTAGGCTGCAGCGTCCCGCCGTTATTGATGACTTCAATAGCCAGCGCACTATCATCGGGGCTACGGTAATACGCAGTTGATCCTACCGGTATGTTGCCAGCATCTGCGTCTGCCTGCGCCGCAGCCAGCGTCGGAAACTCGCGGATTGTCCCTGTTATGGCCGCTGTACCCGGCTGCTTCGCCTGCAATACGGCCACGCCTGCTTTGTTTTGATACTGCCATGCAGCGGAAAGCGCATCTGGGCCCTGGGCTACCCAGAACGACTGGCCATCAGTAGTTGCTGCCAGCCCTGCAATGGTGCCGTCCGGATCAGTTGGTGTTTTGTAAAAAGTGAACTTGTTTTTAGCGTAGTCGGAGGCGTTAGCTGCAGCGGCGGCAGCCTCTATTTTTGCTGCTTCAGCCTCTTCTGCAGATTGAGCGGCATTGGTTTCTGATGTAGCCGCGCTCTGCTTGGATAAAAGAGCTGATCCAGCTGCATCCTGGGCTTGCTGGGCGGCAGCACTAGTATCCTGATATCCTTTCTCAGCCTCCAGCATGTATTGTTTGGCTTCTGCGGCACTAACGGCGGCATCTGCTGCTAATTGAGCAGTTTTTTGCGTTTCGGTGATTGTCATTTTTTATTCTCATGAATATTCATAAATTATCACGATGCCTTCTTTCCCCCGGGCGCCATTCACTGCCGGAGAGGATGGTCCTTGTGAAGAACCAGATGCGCCTGAACCATATGCCTGTCCATCAATAGCCGGGTCTCCAAATGATGGCACCCATCCCCCGCCTCCAAAAACGCTACTTGCCCCAGGTGAGCCGAGAAATGACTGGGTCGCGTTAGCGTATGCAGGTGTAGATGGGGCTCCTGGAGAACCTATGATATTGGCTCCGGACGGGGCACTTGATGCGACATTACCCTGAGGAAGAAAAGGTGGATTTGCTGGTCCGGCAGATGGCCCTCTTGTTCCACCAGGCGCAACCATCAGCGATCCAAATGAGCTTGAGCCACCAACAGAGCCAACCGGAGATGCTGCGGTCCCTCCCTGTCCGCCAGCGCCAACAACGATGCTAATGCTGGTGAAATTTATTGAAAATCTACCCTTAGCATATGACCCGGCCCCACCACCTGAAACTATTGACACCTGCCCCGCTCCAGTGGCTGGGGCAGCGTCGCTCCCTCCACCACCGCCAACCATTTCAACAACAACTGACTTGGTACCAGGGGTCGGCGTATAGGTGCCGGATGATAAAAATGTCTGCACGTTCAGGAGTCGTCCGGATGAATAATTAATCCATCCAATCCCGCCAGCATCAGGATTTGTCGTGTTATTTTCGATAGTGCTTTGCCAGAACCCATCCCTGGCTGAATTGATAAGAATCGCGCCTTTTGGGTATCCACCGATAGCTGCAGAAAATGCAGAGTCGAATGTATAGAAACCTCCTGCTTGCTCCCATTGAAGGCGAGTATAGGCATCATTAAAAATCCCATTAAAATCCTGCCCTTTTGGCGGCTTACCGCCAGCAGATAGAGCGATGCGGGTCAGCGGAGGAAATCCTGAGTCCATCGCCGCAAGGCCATTGGCCAACGTTTCAGAGGTGGAATTGACCGGGATCGTGTTTTTGTCGCCACTCGCAGAAAAAACAACCGTCAGACGCGACGGCATGGCTGAATTGTTCAATTCAGACCTCCTGAACGATGTTTACTTTTACCCCAGGCGGGGAAGGAAGCGCGCCCGAGCTTTGCACTATGGCCAGCTCAGATTCGGAAAGTTGAAATTCGAATACGTAGCTCATGACATGGTTGCCATCATCACGCACGTAAGCTCGCCCGCTGGAGCCGAACATGTACATCAGCATGCGATTCATGATCGGCACGGTGCAGTCGCTGATGTTAGCCATCGCTTTGCACATGATCAGCTTGCGGTATGCATCATTGGTCAGGACCACTGTGTTCGTGTCCTGTACGCCGGTATAGAAAGGCGCCTGGTTAAAGGGTTGCGGGTCGGTGAGTTCTGCCGGGGTGCTGGTCGCTTCGCCAAACCCCAGAAACTGCTGGGATGGCGTCACAGTCAGCAAACGCTCTACATCAACGATTTTACCCCAGCACATCAGCCCGTAATCGCCGCAGGTCTCGATGTTGAATACGAGGTCATAGAACGTGTCTATCCAGTCCTCTGGCGCTACAGAAGCGTTAAAGGTGTCAATCAGTGACCGCAGGCTGGTTGAGTTCACGTACTGCGCGTAGATCGTCCAGTCAACATTATTCACTTACCGCCTCCGTTATGATGTTTGTCGTATCGAGGGTCGGTTCCTGATCAATGCCCATGGTCAGCGCACTAGACCATGTTGTTCCGTTCAGAGATATCTGGACCGAAAGAACGTTCATGTTCTGTGCATCAAGCGCCTGAATGGGTCCGATATAGCGGCTGCCATAAATTCGCGCGCCGGCACGCGCCCGGGTACCGCCATCTGCGCCGGTGAAGGCATTCAGGACGACCGCTCTGATCTGCACGTTGATATCTGACGGAAGGCCATCATTCGCTTCGTATTCCACCTTGATATGAACGCTCACCGCATCCAGCGTTTTCCACCTGTAGGTGTACTCCGGATAAGGGGCGTCATAATTTTCGGTATCCTGCACGGTTCCGGTGGTGTCACCGTTCATAACGGTGCCCGGGGGGAGTTTTTTATTGATGGCCGCTGCAATCTCAGCCACTGCCCCGCCATAAACCCCGATATAAATCGAGCTGGCAAGCAGCGTGTAATTCGTGGAACCTTTTTCGACAGAAGTCGGCTCTTTGTTGTCGATCACATAAACATCAAGCACCCCATCGACTTCCAGGACAGCAGCCCGCACAGCCGCTGCCGTGTTGAAGGCGTTACGTGCCACTGACTGGCGACGGCGATACTCAAATGCAGATCGCCCTTCAACATTCGAGCCCGGTACACCCGCGGTCTCGTTGGTGATACTCGACCAGCCACTTACCGCGACATAGATGTTTGTCAGCGTACCAATGGGGCAAGCTATCGGCCCGGTAGTCAGGTTCTGGAACTCGATCTTTACCGTCCCGTCTGCGCCTATCGTTCCGGCCGCCAGGGACACGTACATATAACCGTTGTCGTCGGTTGCATAGGACTGTGCCGGGATCACCGTTCCCGGTACGCCGGAGCATGTGGCCGTTACAACCGTACCCGCAGCAGCAATGCGATCGAGGAAGTAAATCCTGCCGATGCCATCCTGAAACCTGCCGGAGGAAAAGTCCGGGTTCATGTTGTTTACGATGGCCAGAAGCTGATCGTTCTTGTCTGCAATGATTGCAGTATCAGTGACAGCCAGTTGCCCCTGCGGCGTCTTGAGGTTCGTGCTCATCGCCGTCCCGAATGCAGAACCAATATCTGCTATACGCCCGGCAAGAATGTCTCCCTCATCTGGAACATCAAGGCCAGTGGTGGAAAATGTCACGGCCGGTACTGCCGTAGAGATTGTCGTCATTTTTTCCTCACAGGGTGACGCTGGAATCCAGGCCGTTGGTATCCACGATCGCAATAACGCCGGTAGTGCGGCGCGTATCTCGGTTGTTAATCAGCGTCGGCTCAGCGCGTGCGATATAGCTCATCCGCAACGCTTCAACCTGAAGCGCGGCCGCCATGGCGCCAGTGCTGGCCTTAACGTTCAGCAGCTCTTTGTAATTAACGCCGGTATCTTTTTCGTAAATGCATTCACCGCGTATAGCCAGGCATGCCGTCGCTACGTCCTGAGCGCAGGCGTAGGGGTTTTCTACCGTGGCGATATTACCCAGCTCATCAAGGACAAGGTCCCAGGTTTCGGGATCGAGTTTGAGAGAGATTGTTTTCATGGATTTCGCCCATAAAAAAACCCCGCCGAAGCGAGGTTTGGTTTTCGAAGCACTAATTAGTGCTTAGATTTATTATCAGATAGTTAGGCTACATCTGCGCCATGGATCAGGTGGCGCAATGCCTTTACACCTTCTGCATTGTAGCGGAACGCCTCAACCTGCTTATCTGAGTGTCTCGACTTATCCAGAAAGAACTTGCCGTACTGCTCTGTTTTCAGATTGTGTTTATTAGCCACACGACCGATCTTGTTCGCAGTGCAACCGAGCTGCGCCGCCACTTCACCCGCCGTATAGTAATGCTCTTCAATCGCCGGCAGTGGCACAACTTCATGACCGAGAAGTGGGTTAACGAGAGTGGCGACGATCACCTGGTTAGCCGATTCACCAAGCCGAGGGAACATTGACATCAGCTCGCGGGCCGATGCGATGTTTTTCTCCAGCGCCTGAGCTTTGAGTTGTTCAGCTTTGGCAAGCCGATATTCAGTAAGCCCTGAGGTGCTTTTGGTCGGCACCTGGATAGCCTGCATGTCTTCCAGCTTATCAACCAAAGAGCGGCGAACGGCTTTAGACTCACGGGCCGCCACGCGAAGGGCCTGCTTGATCGTCATGTCAATTACCTCAACAGGACGGCCGCCATTAGTGCCGGAGGGTTTTACACTTTTTGTGTAAAACTCCCCATCAAGTTCGTCGACTACTTTTTCAATGAACTTATTGTTGCGTACCTCTGGCTCCCCGCACTGCTTGCGAGCCTGATTGACCATCATCAGCAAAGACTGGCTGTCAATGGTTTTATCGGTGACAACACTGCTTTTTGGTGCTAAATTTAATGAAGTCATTGGTTGGACCCTTATGACAGATTTATGGATGGCCGGTAGCTCGTAACTACCGGCTTTTCTATTTATGCATCACTGCAACATCTCCTGACGCAGGTGTGGTAATACCCTGCTCCAGTTATCATCCTTCCATGGGTGAAATTCGATATGCGCCGTCTCGCGCTTAATCACTTCTCTTGCCTTGTTAATCGATCGTGGCAATTCCTGCCCGATTGAATGAAAATGCCCAGCTTGGCGATGCCCAGCCACTTTCAACAACGGAGTGACGCTATCGCAGGCCTTGAGCATGATGTCGCTGGCACGCCATAACCATGCCAAAGAGCAAAGCTCATCATCACTGAACTGCTTCGCAATCGGCGAATGCGCCACTTCCCGATCCAGAATATCCAGAACCCAGCGGCGAAACTCTTTGGCTACCGGAGTGCGGGCAAACATTGCGATAAGATGGGCACCGCGCATAGAGAAGACGCGAACTTTCATCCTGCGGGTAGAGCCATTTATTCCATTGGTCACTGATTCAATGACCATTGTCATACCCTGAGAGAACTCATCTTCGTACTGAGCGAAGAGGTTAGAAATTGACTTGGTGCTTTTGTAACCGAGAGCCTTCGCAATATCTGCAGATGTCAGCCAGACACCTGTGACATTTTCTACCGGATTAAGCGTTACACCATGGAAGTTGAAATCTGATTTAGCTACAATGTTCATGTCGATATTTCCTTCGCGGTTATTTTCGATAGAGGCCCGGATAGTGTTAGCGCACTTCCGGGCTTCGCTGTTTTTAGCGACCATTCGCCACCTCTTCCCTCACGCCTTTTGCCAGCAAACGAACAATCGCCGAATTAAGAGAAATACAGTCCATTTCAGCTAGGCGGCGAACTTCCTCGTTTAGTCGTGATGGAAGACGTAGGTTGATTTTGATGTTTTTGCGCTCAGTGAAAAGTGTATCTTGCATTATCTAATCTCCTTTATTTGGTGCCAGAGTGACGCCATGTAGGCCACTGTGCCACCATTGAAATCGTATGGCAATATGGCACCATGATTTTTTTTGAGGGATTTGCAATGGCCGAAAAACAAGTAAAAGACTACGACAAGTTCAACCTTCGCTTTCCTGATGGTATGCGCGACGCCATAGCTGCGCGGGCCAAGCGCAACGGAAGGTCTATGAACTCTGAGATTGTCCAGATCCTTCAAGATGCGCTGGAGACAGAAAAGCTGATAGCTGAAAGCGACATTGTCGATTTTGATTCAACTCAGGCGGCCTTGGATTCAAAATCCACGCCAGAGGAAAAAGCCGCGTTTCTCGCTGAGCTTGAAAAAAGAGACCCCTTTACCGCTGCAATTCTTCGTGAGGGAGAGGAACATAACAGAAGGCTTGCTGCAATCCTTGGGAAGCGCATGGGTTATCTTGACAACGATAAATAGCAAAACCTCTGGAGAACATGATGGAATGGATTATTGGCGTAATCGTAATAGTGTTTCTCGTTAACCTTTTCAAACCAAGGCGTTGCGATGTATGCGGCACAGGTTTTAAACGTAACTACTACACCTGGAAGATCGACGGCAAAAAGCAACACCTTTGCCCGAACTGCAATAGCAAAATGAAAAAAAGAAAAAGTGACATCAGCTTTAAAGACAGATTCGGCTGAGGAGGTGCCCACACACGTGGGCATCATCAATCGTGCATAGCTCCGAAAAGCAAAGCAACAGCCACAATACCTCCTATGAGAATCAGCACCCGATCCCAAGCAATTTGAGTGCCGTTGTATTTTGGCTCTGGTAATACCATCGGGGTAATCTCACTCCCGCAATGCTTGCACTTCGTAGCCTGATACTTCACTGGCTCTGCACAGTAGGGGCAGTCCCTCATTGGGCCCTTAGAATCAGCTACGGCAGCGCCAGAAGAATTAAGCGAGGGGACGAAAAGAACGTGAATAATTGCAACGATGAAAAGCAAGAATCCATAGAGCCACCAACCGCCGAAAGATCGCCCCTTACTTTGCGCAATGAACGCAGGTATTAATCCCAACAATGCTGCAATAACTAAAAACGACATTTTTATTCCCTCTATGCCGCCCCCAGAGGATCGGTTCGGCTTCCTCCTGATACTACCCCACCATGAGTATGCCCATCAACGATAGAGCCATCGACAAGCTCAAGTTTCCCGTCTGGGTGTACTTTCATGCCGTTGATGTTAACTACGCCAGGGCTCTTGATGTTTATGCCGCTACCGGTGAACTCTGCAAGCTCCGTCGGCTCATCATTCAGGCTAGCGATCGCCGTGATGTAAACAGCATCTGAGTATGAGTGGCGCCGCTGAGTTGGTGGAGGGCCTCCGCCTTTAGTTTTTTTCACATTTGTGATGTCTTTATCACAGGCAATCACCAAGCCAATATCACCTACTCTGGGCGTCATTTTTACCGAACTATTTCCAGCCTGGTACTGAATGAATGGAACATTGTAAACATCCTGGTTTTCAATTGATCCGCCAGAAGCGTTTGTTCCAGTAACCAGAGGAAAAACGGTAAGGGTCTTCCCATTCACTTTTTTGACTAAAACGATATCGGCAAATACGCAGCCCTTTATGGCTCCGGCTATAAGCGAAAGAACAGCATTCCCCTGACACGACATGTCACTAGGCTTTTGCTTGGTAAGCATCTCACACTCCAAATACAAATCCGGGATAAGCTACAACGAATGTTTCCCATAGACCACCGGGGACCCTGCATGACAAGTAATGAGTGGTTCCATACTGGACTATCCAATCCCCGCTTGCGTGAGGGAGAGAGGTTTCCAGTTTTATTTTTCGAGCCAGCTTTATTGATGGTGAATAAATGCAGCGAAAATTTATACCAATATCATAAAAAATAGGATAGCCAATTAGTCCATGTTCTGGAGATATAAATGGAACCACAGAATCAATAGGGCTTTCCCCCGTGTAGATTGTAACCGTCCCAAAGTCTATATCTGCAATAATATTGTGATCGGCCGCAATTTTCTGAATTTGCTCAATAGCATTTCCCTCATAATAAGGGTTGCTATGCACCGATTTAACATCAACATTTACGAACTTCAAATCCACCTTAGAGGCCAGTGCTTTTATCATATCAGCGACAGACGCTTCACCTTCAATTGAAGTTGGCTCGCATACGACAAGCTTTTCCTTTCCAATAGCGGAGGCCGTTATTTCAATCGGAGCATCAGGCATTTGATTCAGATTAACCCTGGCAGATATTATCGTGCCCATAAACACGCAAACATCTCCAGTAAAAACCCGTATGGCGTTTTGCTGCTCACCGAAGAATTTTTCGGAGTTGGTGGTCAATTTAGCCATGTTATCAAGGGATAAGCCCCACAGGCTAAGCTCCATCATCGTCCCGGTAGCTCCCCCATAAGCCGAAACAGAAAGCTCGCACTTGAACCCTTCGGCTATGAGCGTGTTACCTTTTTTACCGTCAAAGGTCCCATTGGCCAGAGTAAACTCAACCGTTATCTCTCTTTCCTTGTAACTCATCGGCCCACCTCATCGCTCGATGCATAATAAAGCTTAAAGCGCGTCCCTATTTCGTCATAAACCGGATCGGAATCCCCTTTTGTGTCTACAAAAATGAGATCACCATTAAATCCAAGATACTTATATCTGACAAGATATATACAGTTAAGGCAGAGAACACCTTGCATAATTGCCGTGTCATCAACATACAGGTCTATGTAGAATCCAGTTGAGCGCTGATGAAGCTTGATCGCGCAGTTCTGTCCACCAAGCGTAACATACACCTTTTGAGAAAGTGACGGTGATAAGCTAATTTCCTGCATGTCACATCACCTTATTTTTAAGAAAATCAGCCACCGTGCTTTTGATCTGTTTTGAGACCGCTGTAGATGAGTTATCCCATACTTGCGATACCGATTTGGCCGCCGAATTGACACCTGAAACTATGGCACTGCCGGTAAGATCAATAGCGCTTGATAGCGATGAATTTCCGCTTGTCCATGCGTTTTTTGCGTCAGTAAGTGTTACTTCTTTAGTTGAAGCAGTGATCACCTCTGTTTTTGCAGCGCCCTTGTTGTTTGTTTTGTCGTTATTTGTCGGTGCCTTACCGGAAACCCCATTAGCGATAATTACTTCACCGCTATCCATGATCTCCTCGAAAGTGCAGTTCGCCATCAACAACGTCTGCCCACGATACGACCCCACAAAGTAATCAAAGTGGGTCAGATCGTAGCTGTAATACACCGTATCAGGTGTCTCGATGTTGTAGGTGCTAGCCGTGTTTTTCATCTCATCAAGCTTTTTGATGAAATTACTTCGGCTAAGAAGAGAGAAGTTTGTCAGATTTGGAAGCGCTCCTGTATATGCGGTCCATCCTTCAAGCGCCAGGATCACCCTTAACTCCGATGGCTGCCGGACCTTGTTGTACGAAGTATACTGCCCATTTTCAACCGGCCCCTTCGTCACGTTAGCATCACCGTAGCGATCAACACTAACCCAGCCGGACGGAGAGAAAACCTCCTGCCCGGCTATTGCGGTTGAAATTGACTTATCCACCGTGTTGTAGGTGATCCGGTAAGTTGGCGACAGGGCGCTGTTAAGGACGGATAACAGGCTTCCTCCCTGAATGGCGGATAGCACTGTCGAGACATTCAGAGAAAACGACATGAGTTATTGTCCTGAGTAGCCAGCCATTAGCATGACGCGGTTGTCACCGTGCTTTTTGATGTCGCTGGTAAGCTGTTGCACGTTCTGGGCCTGGGTAGTGATTTTGGTGCCATAAAAGTTATAAACACCGCCAGCCTGCCCGGGCATCGCTCGGTCTACAGCCATACCGGCGCCGGGACGCATCCCGGCCATGACTTTAGGTACGTAATTGCGAGTTTCCGACGGCAGGTTATCCATGCCTTTCTTCTGGACGTTTCCGAGCCCCCAGTTATAGGAGGCAAGAGTTTTTTCAAGATCGCCGCCGGTAGCATCCAGCAGAAAGCGCAGATATCTTCCAGCGGCATCTGCAGATTTGTGGGGGTCGAAAACATCACGACCTTTCAGCCCCATATCCTTTGCGGTGCCTGGCATGAACTGGAACAAGCCTTTGGCTCCAGCTTTCGACTCCGCAAACGGGTCACCACCTGATTCAGTAGCAGCTACCGAAGACAGCAGACCGGCTGGAAGGCCATATTTACCTTCCAGCGATCCGAACTCCCCAGCCATTGCCTGAAGAAATGCCTTTCCTTTAGCGCCAAGACGAGCGGCCTGAGCGTTAAGCGGGACGTTGGGCTGATACCCCCCGATACTTGGCTCTAAAGAGGAGGCGCCAGCAGGGGTGACAATGGCATCGGCTATTTTAGAAAGCAGAGTCTTTGTCGTATCCCAGTAAGACTTCTCATCTTGGTCCTTCTTTCTGTCCGAAGGTGTTCCCCCCAGCCACTCGGGTAGATACTTGTTCAGGAGGTCATTATATTTTTTATACGTGCTGTTTTCGTAAATGCTTTGGGAGTTACTTGTCACCCCGGGCAGCGCATCATTACCGGTAGGCTTTCCGTCTTCAGTGCCGTACCACGCCTTTTTAAACTCATCGGCAGCCTTGGAGAAGTTGCCGTTGTTGAGCTCGTTTAAAGCGTTACCCAAATGGTTGAGCACTTTTCCGAGCATGGAAAAGTTATCTTTGAGGTTGCGCAGATCGCTTGATAGCGTCCAGCCACCAAGGTCAATGCCTGTGATATCGTTAATGTCCCGCTTCAGCTCTTTAAAGAATGAAGAGGATTTAACATTCCCTGATGACCATTCTTTTAGCAAGCCATTTAGGTCTCGAATGGTTGGTATCAGACCTTCATAAATTTGGTTTTTTACCGTGTCGAGATTTTGCCCCAGCTCCGCCCATGCGGCTGTAAATTCCTTTGCGCCTTTGGTTGAGGCGTCTGTAATGCCGGAGCTTTTTGTTAAGCGGTCAACATCCGGAAGAAATCTACCCTCCTGGTTTCGCTGAATGGTGGCATCATCGAAGCCACCCATAGCACCAATCTGGCGCCGAATGTTTGGGTCTTTAACTTTCCTGAGTGACTCCAGATAAGACCTTGCAAGTGACTTGGCATCCTTTGAATAGACGTCAAAAGTATCACCAGTTAACGCCGTAAGCATTCGCATTCCGCTAAAGATCGGGCTGCTGGTATCCCCAAATAGAGAACCTTGCTTTGCAGCCTGGAACCCCTGCAAGGCGGCCGTAATCCTCTCAAAAGAGCTTCCGGCTGATTCTGCAGCCTTCCCGAAGCCATCAAGTTCTCTGGCTGTCATGCCAAGAGCCTTTGACTGAATGGAAAGGTCCATCAGGCTAGACGTGGTATTTTTAACAAGGCTCATCAGGCCGCCGGCAGTGACGGTAACGCCAGTCAGTGCCAGCAATTCCGTCTTTATGCTGCTGAAGAACGAAGCGGCTTTCTTGCCCTGCTCTGCCATTTCTTTGGCGGTGTTTTTGGCATCTTCGCGCTGCTTTTTCAGGTCGTCACTGACTTCCTGCTGGCCTTTGCGGAACTGAGAAGTATCAAGGCCCAGCGTTACCAGGAGGGCGTCAATTACCGTTGCTGCCATGATCACTCTCCGCCGCTATGGCTCTGTTGGTGTTATCCACGGTCATTATTTCAATCAGCCACCACATATCCTGGACGCTGTATACCGTGTCCAGTTCGTGGAGTGTCGCCATTTTCCCGGAGATCACCGCGGCGATACTGCGCGGCACGTTCTCGTACTGAATGAAGCCACGATCTGAGTCTTCCGGGACGGATAAGGGGATTTCTAACTTGCGGTGGCTGCTACAAAAGCGATATGGAGTTTGAAGGCTTCGATTTTCAGGCGCGACCAGGTGCTGATTTCTTCGATCTGCCCTTCGTCAACAAGCGCTGTTTCGATACCGTTACCGCCGAGGAATTTCACACAGCCAAGCAGCTCATCAAGCAGAGGCTTTGACTGTGCGAACGGAACTTTGGCCAGTGAAGTGATACCCCACTGAGCAAGACCTGCCATGCCGCTGGCCATCACGCTTTCGTACAGCTCGCGAGCTTCTGCGTTATCCTCAGATGGGGCAGGCGCCACCGCAGCACCGATGGCCATCATCATATTGTCGGGAACGGTAACGCCGGCGCCAATCACGGCACACGCCAGGCGGATCGCCCATTCTTCTGCTTTGCGCGCCGGCATTTCGGTTATTTTGAACTGCTTACCCTTGTCACGGTTATCTGCCTCAACCGTAAATACGATGCTTTTACGAGCCATTTTTGTTTCCTGAATGAGTTATCTGGCAATAAAAAAGCCCGGGCTTAGCCGGGCTGATTGTTTACGCTGAGTACCCTGCCGGGGTGACGGTTTCCCACTGGATGAGACCCGTTACCGGCTGAAGCACGCGACCAGCGGATGGCATGCGTCGCGCGCGCTGCAGGATACCGTTGGTCATGATGTACTTTTTACCCAGCGACGGCAGGATCACCGTGCCATTGACACGCAGTACAGACCGTGTGGTTATCTGCGTGGTTTGCCAGTTGTCGATGTACTTAATCGACGGAGAGGATGCAGCCAGATGGAATGTCCACGGCAGATCACCATAAACAAAACCGCCCAGCAGTTTACCGTCAGCAGTACGCTGATACTCTGCCATGTCGGTATCGCCCATTTCGAAGATGTTCTGCGCTTCGAACTGTTCCAGGTTAAACCCAGACGGGTATAGCTCAGCGATTACCAGCTCAATGATGGCGTCAGCCGACGTAATGTTTTGACCGGACATTACTGCACCTCCGTGCTATTAACGGTAATACCCTGGATGATCCCGCCGTCGGTGTACCAGAAGTAAACCGTTGGCTTGGTACGCGAGGCGCGCATTGCCGGGGTGAACGGGCCGATGTAGATGTAATACCCTTCAGCCAGAAGAGAATCCGTAACGTCGACGCCAGTGATGGCGTTAATCTGGTCGATCTGCGACTGGTCAAGGTCAGTGCCCGCCGTCATACCGCCCCACGCCCTGAATTGCTCAATGGTCGGCTTCATGCACGACTCAATGCGAGCCTTCCCGGCTGCAGCATAGGGCAGATTGCTCGCCTGCTGGAACAGCGCAACGAGAGCTGCCTGAAGCTGAGCATTTACCCATACCTGACCCGCCCAGGCGTCAAGCCATGCGTAATCACCGGTAATAGAGCCGGGCGCCCACTGATTGGTTTCGACGGCATTCGAGGCATAGTTGCCATAGAAGTTATAGCCGTTGGCCTTGGCAGCCTCGTAATCAGTATCGTTACTGATCATCGGCAACAGGCCGGACACCTGACGGCCATTCAGCGAGCAGCGCCCATTGGCTTGAGTGAAGTTCAGCGCGGCCACAAAACCCATCGCGTTTGCTGCGTGGTTCGGGTAACCATACACGGGGCAGGTATCGTTGTAGGCGTAGGTGTTGATGATGTCATACACCAGTGCGTTCGAGCTGCCCGCCACGATCGCCGCTCCTGATGCGTCCCAGGGGACATAGGCAAAGCGGTGGTTCTTGCTGTTTACCCAGAGCGCAAACGCATTGGCCTGTTCTTTGGTTACAGCGAACGTCGTGGAGAATGTTACCCAGTCCTGCTCTTTGGCAAGAATGGCAGTAAAAATATCGTCAACCACTGCCGGCGCAGCGCCCTGGGAAATTACCGCGCCAGTCGCCTCGGTCAGCTTGAGGCCAGCGGCCAGCGTACCGTCATCGGCGAAGGTGATCGAACTCTCTGAGCCGGTGGTGGCAGAGGTGATGATGAATTTCTTCAGCACGCTATCCCAGGTCACCACAACCGAGGAGCCAATCCCGGTTTCAATCAGCTCTGCCGCGTTATCAAAACTGGTCGCGCCGCTGAGGTTAATAGCCGCTGAAGTCTCCTCCGTACCGTCGACGGTCAGAGTCAGCGTGCCGCTCAGTAACTTGAGCTGTGCCAGAGTGGTCGCGGCGTGCGATCCGGAACGAAGGAATGCAGCCACTGCCGCAGTATTGAATCGGCTAAAATACAGCTTGCCGGGCATCTGCGTTTTGCCGTTGAAAGCAGCGAAATACAGCACCGCGGCGGTGTACTCAATCGACGCGCTGCCGAAGTACGCCTTTACCTCATCCGCACTGGCAAATGAGGGTACTGCACCAACCGGCGCGTATGCGCTGTCGGTCAGGAACAGGCCATTGAGATCAATAGCCGTCCCTGTCGCCTTCAGTACGCCGGGAAGCATCTGGGCGATTTTTGATAGCGAAATTGCCATTTATTATTTCTCCGGAGGAAATCTCACGTCGACCGGCTGCGATATCACATCTGCGCCTGTCATAAACTGCTGAGGAACGCTGACGACAATCAGCGGGTTTGCGTGGAATTCAAGCGTCCAGCGGGATTCCCACTGTTTCTCGCCGTTGATCATCGAGGTTTGCCGCGGGGGGCCGGAATAAAGCGGCACTAGGACATTCGCATTTTCCCTGAACCAGGTGCATGCGAATTCAGAGCGTGCGATGCGCGAAAAGATGGTGGCATTGTTTTGCGCCTGATCCCCGTAGAAATCGAGCTGACACTGCCATTCATCAACGCGGCGAAGTTCTGCCCGCCCGTAATCACTGACGCCGTCATACTCGTAATCAACAGCACTGGTTGAGAGGTCAGTCAAAAAAAGCGGCGTCATGGTAATGAAACCGCCTTTCGGCATTGGGGTTTGGTTTTGCTGTGTCTGCGTGACTTCTGCGTCCGGGAAAAGAGCTGAAAGGAAATCGCCGGTCGCCTTAAACAGATCGCTTTCAGTGACCTGCAGGCCTACGTCAATTGTTGACATGCGATAACCCTCGTCCAGTCCGGCCAGACTTCAGGAACAGCCACAACCAGCCATGTTTCATTGCCGATAACGAACTTATCCCCACCCTGCTGCCGATCCCTGTTAATCCCGCACCAGTTGCCATCCGTCCAGATGCTGACCAGTACACCCTGGATATTCATGTTATCCATGTGCCTGATATCAGCCTGACTCAGCGCCTGCTTTTGCACCATCATCGTTACCGGCGGCGCGAAGCCAGGAGAAGTCGAGTAATCCGGGTTTTTGATTGGTCCGATCGAGCGGTAAATCTGCGCCTCGACGCGAGGATTAACCGCGCTAATGGCGCTTCGCACTATGGAATGAAGATTCACTCTTTCACCTCGTAGTCGACCGAGTTCAGCATGTGTGCCGAGTCGATTAACGGGTCATTAAACCCTTTTTTGTCGACCGTGCTTTTTGCGTTCGGCGGCTCAGAAAAAGCGATGATTGACGACTGAATCTGCCCCTTGATCCGCTCCCCCATCAGCGCCAGGCTTTTGCGGGCGTCAAAATCGTTTGCCTTCATGAGCTTCCCGAGCTCTCCGCCCCACTCCGGACCATGTTCAGAAATGGTCTTCCTGAAGTACGGTCGGGATGGGATCGTAACGATATGCTCGGGTATCATTACTGACTGCGCGAAATTGGCCTTTGATGGCTTAGCGAAGCGAGAAACGCCGTCACGGCGAACGTAAAAGTTCAAATCCCTGGTATGCGCCGGGATATTTACAGTGCCGCCAAATTCGTTGGTGGCTGCCACAAGTGCTACCGGCGTCCCGTCGGGGTATTTGGACCCTTCAAGGAAACCAACCTTCAAATCATCGCCAGAGGACAGCCCCTTTGCGATCGACTGCAGGTGCTCCATCAGCTTATCTCCGCCTGACATTCCATCCATAGCTACCTCCGGATGAAAGAGCGGCGGTTATAATGGCCAGGGTACATCGAAGGAGAGGACCCAGGGACATATCGCACAGTGCGATAAGGGGCCGTAGCTTGCCAGTAAGCTGCACCGTATGGCGTCTGTAGATACCACCACGATGACGCGCTGGAAGGCCCCGCATCAGTCGAAACCGATACAGACCCCTCCGATGCGCTTGCCACCCGACCTACCAGACCAGAAGCCTTCTCGCCGTTTACGCCTGAATTCAAAGCCGCGATGTGAGCAACCAGCATATTCAAGAAGACGGCGCGGACAGCAACATCCGCAACCAGGCTGCGGTCCGTGTTATCAAGGTAAATCGTTGCCTCCGTGAAGTACGCATTAAGCAGCGTTTCACTTACGGCATCGAACTCCGGATAACGCTCACGAAATGCGGCAACATCAAAGACAACGATCGCCATTATTTTTTGTCCGCCTTCTCAATGCCCGGAGCCGGGTTGTTCTGATCCAGACCTTCCAGACCAGTTTTCTCCGAAGCGTTTTCATTCGCTTTCGCCTGGGCGCTGCTGGTTTTCGCCTGGGCAAACACCAGCTCTTTGCGAACGTAGGGCTGATCAGCATGTACTGCCAGCCACGCCTCAAAGGCTTCCTTGTCCACGTTTTCGGTCAGGCCATAGCCGCCGAAAACGAGAGAGGAGTTGGAGCCGTTAAGCTCCACTTTGTAGCCGCCCTGCTCCAGGATCAGGCCGTTCGGCAGTTTGCATCCTACAGTTACTGTTTCGGCCATGTTACACCCCGATCATGCTGGCGATGCCCAGCGGTTGACGAATGATTGCACCCCAGGTGCCACCGGATTTTTTCTGCCGCCAGGAAGACTCTTCCACCACGACAGCGTGCGCGCGCATCTTCTCGGTGAATGCTGCGTAAGCGGTGTCCTGCTCGCCCAGACGCTCAACAATCAGCTGTACAAGCTCGCCCGCGTCGGTGCTGTATTCAACAGCGGTTTCGATACGCATGTTCGGGAAGTTTTTCTTCAGCTGATCGGTGACGTTCACGTTGTACTGGTTCGTCTTGGTCAGGTTGACTTCCATTTCCGGAGACATACCGAGCACCATGCGATCGGTACGCTCTACGAGGCCTTTGGTCTGAGAGACCAACTGCTTATAGAGACGACCGGAGATGTCGTCATATACGGCTTGCCCGTCTTTAGTTGCCCAGGCAACGCTACCGCCGGAACCAGTCGCCGCCGGCGTCACCGGAGCGCTCAGAGACGGATCGTTGAGCAGACCATAGTTTTCCAGTCCGGCGATGCCGTAGAAGTAGGACTTGTTCTGGAACTTGTTCAGCACAAGCGCAGAGGCCACGTTGAGCTCTGCGGCATAGCCGATACGCCCGGCGCCGTACATGTCCAGCTCGCGCTCACCCCAGCGGGTGTGAGTCTGATAATGGAACGACTGGCGCGGCACCCAGTTGACGTTGGCGGACGTCATGCCGTTGTTGTTGAAGTCGCCGTAAGCGCTGGTTTCGCCAGTCGACTCGACGATCGGGAACTGCGAGGTCAGCGTCGTCCAGTCGCCTTTTTTCACTTCACCGATAATCTCTGCAGCCTTCATCGGAGTTACGAGAACGCGGATAAGTTCCGGATCGACGTAGTTCGTGAAGTAGGCCGGGATACCGGCGTTATTCGCAGTAACCATTTGCGGCTGAGCATCCATCGCCAGCGCGAAATTCTCCGCAAACTCCGGCTTCAGGTAGTCCTTCGCGCCGGGCAGCACAATGCCATATTTCCCGCTGGCTGCGGCGTAGTGTCGCTGAAATTCGTTCATTACTTGCTCCAGGTGCTGATTTTGACCAGCTCGCCAGCGTCACAATCGCTTGCGGCATAGAATTCGGTCTCGATAAAACCGGCCACGGTTGCGCCGGCTGCGGCGACTTGCACCTCACCGGTAGTCAGGGATGCAAAAACCTTCTGCCCGCGGGTGGCAGCGGTTGACGTTTTGGCCCAGAAGTCACCGGCAACCATCAGGGTGATTTCGCGTCCGGGCTGGATAAGCATGGATGCCTGACCCAGCCAGATGGTGATCGACGCCTGACCGTCACGATGGACAAAGCCAGACGGAACACCGCTACCGGCATTGGAAGCCACACCGTCAACAGCCCAGGCAAAGCGGCCGACAGTCAGGCCATCCTCGCCAGCAACCAGAGCGCCCTCGCCAGCCTGATAGGTCGCGTGAGGGTTGGTGCCAGCAAAGGCCCCTTCGACGCCGGGGGCCGGATACTGGTTAATTCGTGTCTGAAAACCTGCCATGTTAACCTCGTTTCAGTTTGCCAGCGGTCGGGAATGCTTTTTCGAACTCACTGACGGAAGCGGAATCCTGCGCAATGACAGGGCGTGAATTTTCTTTCTGGCTGATCGCCATTTTGACCATCGCCGGATAAGCGGACGGGTGAACGCCGGAGATATCCACGCCGCTCTGTTCAAGCGCGGTGCGATAGACATCTTCGGCTGAGTCCATGGCAACAACGTCGCCGATCAGCGGGCGGACAACCTGCTCTGCCTCACGGATTTTCCGGAAGTTTTCCGCAGCCTTTTTAGTTGCGCTGTCGGCCGCCAGACGAATCGCAGAGTCCATCGCCGTTCTGGAGACTTTGTCGTCTTCTTCATCGTCTTCATCTTCGGCGGTTTTCTTCTTGTCCTTGTCTTCCTCGTCGTCCTCATCATCCGCCGTTTTTTTCTTGTCCTTCTCGTCGTCGTCTTCGTCGTCGGCGGTTTTGTTTTCTTTTTCGTCTTCCTTTTCGGCCTCATCAAGAGCCAGAAGAGCTTTGCGGACTTCTGCCTCCAGATCTGCATCCTGCGCCAGAAGTGGCTTAAGGGTGGCGCGGATCGCCGCTACCTTATGTTTACGCATGTGATTAAGCTCCGGTGGTAATGAATCTGCGACCAGTACATCTGGCCCTGCGCGGCCGTCAGGGACCAGCGCTTCGTGGTTTCCGAAAATGTCACGCATAACGCCGTCATAAGGCTCGCCGTCAGGGGTGACACCCGGGGTCATGTCTGCGACGTACTTGTACGATGCAGATAGCTCTCGCTGCTCTCCGCTCTCAATTCCAGCAATCGCGCTGTTATCCCATATCGACATACCAACCGTGAGATACGTGCCGTCAAACTCCGCATTGGAGTGCGTCACGCCAACACGAAATTCATTGGGCGGGTCGGTGGGAAAATCGGGGATGTGCTTGCTGAGCACGGGGATGTTATTGAAGGTTTTGGCTGCTTTCCGGAGCTCGTCCGGGTGGCGCCAAAGCCGGTAAAGTTTGTTGGGATCGAGCCCAAGCTCTTCGCTTCTTGGTATCTCTCGTCCGTAGTAGGCGTTGACGTTTGCCTTGCTGATATTCGTTCGTGAAATCTGAAGGCGCCCATTTGCGTCGATGGTGCGCATAGAGGCGCGATCGAAAGCTAAGCACTCTGTGGAGTTCATTGCTCAATCCTGTTTTGAAAGCCCTGGAATGACAGCCTCCCAGGTGCAACGACAATTTGGTAATTCGCCTGGCATGATGTGCTCGCCATCGATGAGCATCCCTTCTGAGAGATCGAACAGCTTGCCATTAGCTTTTACATGGGACTGGCGAGGCTTTTTGCCTGCATGGGAGTGCTTCCATATTCCCTGGGTAATGCCGAGCGCCTGCTGTCGCGCAGACTGAACGAATGAGGTAGCCTTGTTGTTCTGATCTCGGGCAATGAACGCCGCACGGCGCCGGGTAATCCCGTATCGCTTCTGGAGTTCATCGGTGAGATAGGACAAGTCGCGCCCACGCGCTACCGTCCGCATAACCAGCCCTTCCACCTCGGTGAAATACTTCTCGGGGATGGATCGGATTAGGCCGACATTCTCGGCGATGGTCGCCTGAAGAGCGTTATTCATCTGCGAGGTCATCTTGAACTTGACAGTAAACCCCGCATCTTTGAAGGCTGTGGCCAGTGAAGCATCCGCGTTTTTCATGGCGTCGTTAGCGAACCTGTCGGCCAGCTTTTGCGCCATGTCATCAAACCGCCGCGTCCAGCGCTTAGCCAGTTTCTGCATGGCATTCCGCATCATCACTGCAGGTGATGCATCCATGGCGACAGCCGCGCCGCTGGCCCGATAGTTTGCCGACAGCCAGTAGACAACAGATGCCTGCATTTCCTGCACCTGCTTATCAAGCTGTCGGCGGTACCATGCTTCGACGCCAGCGTTAGGATGAACCGCCCTTATCGTCAGGGTCTGCTTCTTCCTCTTCGTCGTAGTCGTCTTCGATTTCGAGGTCATCATTCAGGTCCAGAGAGTGATAAGGAGAGTCCAGGTCACCGGCGATTTTTTCGCGGACTTCGTTGCCAGAGAGCACGCTGGCGCCTACATAGACAGCGTCTGTGTCCGCGTCTACTTTTCGAATTTCCGCCCGCTCTTTAGCACTCATTTCATACAGCGGCTCAAAGTCGAAGGTTATGCCATCGTCAATGTCGCCGAACTCAGAGAGCTGAATGATGTCCATCACACGCTTCAGGTTGTCTTTAAAAACAGACTGCTGCAGGGCGTGAATGTAGTCGTAGAAAACGCGGATTTCGCCGTCAGACGTTGCGTTAAGGCCATTTGGAGTAATGCCCAGCAGTTTGACGAGCGGGATGCTCGAAACCGCAGACATGTGCTCCTGCGACTGTGCCTGCAGGGCATCCAGACCGTTAAGCGGGGCGTTAACGAACTCAACCGTTTCTGGCTGGGTAGGGTTGTTGTCTTTAGCGAATGCGCCACGGTTATCGCGGCATCGGTTGAAGACATCAAGCCTTGCCAGAAGACTATCTGCCCCACCGCCCTGCAGAATCGTGCTCATATTTGTTCCGATTACCGGAACTGAGAACGAGTGAATCATGTCGCTGACGCTGTCGCGGGTACGAAGCCAGTTATTGACGTATGGCTCGGCAATCTGCGAGAGAGACAGGCCGCGGAAGTTATACGATGCTTTCAGCAGATCAGGGACCTGCCGCGAGACGAAATCAATCATCCGGCTTGCATGTACGGTCCGGCCCATGACAAACCACTGCGTCGGCTTGTAGAAATCCGGGCTCAGCGGGTTGTCGGAGTTATAAATACCCGGATAGGTCCAGATAGGCTCGATGACCCTGAACCCCTGCAGGCTGCCTTTCGTGATTTTCTTGTCGCTCATGAAGAGCTTCGATTGCAGCTCGTTGTCGTCCATCCATGCGGAGATTCCCCGCGGCGAACGAACGTCGATGTAAATCTGGCCGCCGCCGAAGTAACCGTCATGCTCTGCGGCTTCTTTAAAGCGCTCGCGCACCTTAAACCGCTTCATGGCCTCTTCGAGCTGCTTCACCCGATCTGCCTTGTCTTCATCGCCGACAGTTTTGAGCTTTATCCATTTGCGGGTCATTTCTTCCGCGATGGTGCCGACCATCTTGCGATATTCAGGCTTCTGCGCCAGCGTGGCCAGATACGGGTAGCCGGGAAAGCTATCAAAGTCGCCGTAGCCGTAACCGCCATACGCAGCATTGAGATCATCGTAAGGCGTGGAGTCCATTGCCAGAATGGCGCTTTTGATAGCCTCGGGGATCACCCCTTTCGGCGGCTCGTAGCGCTGAAACTCTCTTTTCGGTAATGCACGGACTTCGGCCACGGCCTCTGGTCTGATCCCGACCTTCGGTGCTTCCGGTTCTTTTGCCGGCTCAGGCGCGGCGACTTCTTTCTTTTTAAACCACCACACTTAAATTCTCCTGAGTTGATTCGGGTCGATAACCATCGGCTGCGGGCCGGAAATCAGGTTGTCGTCGATTGCGTCCATCCAGGTATCAAGGATGTCGTCGTTGTCGTGACTGTCATCAGCGGAGAAAGCAGCGCATTCCGTCATCGCCGTCAGCACCCACTCCGTTGAGCCTGCGATCGTGCCGTCCTCGTAGAAGATTCTGGAAAGCTTCTGTCCGTCGTCGGTGTGCGTCGCGGGGACAAACACTTTCCCGGTTTTGATTTGAGGGATGACGTTAAGGCAGCGAACGAGCTTGTTCTGCCCGGTGCCGCGCGGGATTTCCCTCACCGGGATGGCGAGTTGCCCGGGCGTCTGGCTACGTTTTTTCAGCGTGGTGATGAGGCCCTGTCCGGCTTGCTTCTCTTCAATGGCCATATGGCGGAGCGGCATAACCCGCATGGAGCCAGACAGGCGCCATTTTTCCCAAACCTCTTCCGCTTTCTTCAGGAGGTCTTCCGGGTCCCACCGTCCGCGAACGACGTCGATGATGTACAGGTTCCCGTCCACGCCCATGCCAGCCAGCGTAAACACGGTGTAATCCAGCCAGTCCTCTACCTTCCCGCTGTTCGTATCGACGTACACGGCGCGGTGCGTAAGCTTCGGCAGCGTGGTGTACGTTCTGAACCAGCTGGTGTCGATAATCCCGCCAGTCAGCGCCATCGGGTTTTGCTGGTATTGCGACAGGAAGGTATAGCGATCCTTTTCCCACAGTTGCAGGAGGTCGTTAACGTCTTCCATCTGCGGCCAGTAGGACCAGTAGCGAACACCACCAACGACCACAGAATCGGTATCTTTGACCGTTTCCCAGCAAAGCGAACGCCATGGCTCATCGAGCGACTGGATGTACTTCTCGTCGATCATGGCCGGTATGGCGACATGGTGAAACGGCACCCCCATTCCGCCGGCAAGCATGAATCCCGTTGCATCGTCGGTGTGCAGGCGCTGCTGAATGCTCACAAACGGAGTCGGGTGCTCTTTCGACTTATCGCCGCGGCGTGATCGAATGGTGTTTACCAGCAGCGTATTCGCGCTTTTGCGTCGGGACTCGCTGAGCATGTCCACCGGCTTGTTGTAGTCGTCCAGCATCACCATGCCGGAGAACTCTGGTCCGTAGTAGCCACCACGACCCCCGGTGATCTGCCCGTTGCTTGAGCGCGATACTGTCTGGCCTATAGAGCGCCCTCGCTCGTCCTTTATCTCCCACTCTTCTGCCTGGTTGACACCAAACGAGCAGGGCCAGAACTCCTGATACTCACGGCTGGCGATAATGTCGCGGGTGCGCCGGCTGTTACGCTTTACCAGCGTGTCAGCAAAAGAGATATTCAGGTTGCGAAAGCGTTTAAGCCGCTTCTCCTGCACCAGGGCGTTGACATACGCCGGGAAGTGGATGGAGAAGAACTCAGTTTTCGTACCGCCTGGCGGGATGTTGATAATCAGGTTTCGCGGGACAAGGCGCCCGGCAAGCAGATCATCAATTTTCGAAGCCATCAGGCGGTGATGCCAGTTAACCAGCAGCCGATCACCCTGAATCAGCTCGAACCATATCCGGGTGAAGTTCAGGAATGACTTCGTAGACTTTGAACGGATGATCACGCGCTCCGGGAATGACAGGTCATCCCATTCGATAATTCCGCTCATATCAGTCCAGCCCTTCTAACCTTCCCTCCAGCTTCTGCTGGGCCTTCGCATAGTCTTCAGCGGTGTACGTCACCTGATTCAGCGGGCCGCCGTCTTTACCGGTCAGCTCGACCTTTTGCTTGTTGCTGTAGGCATCGCCAACCTCTTTTGCCGCCTGCTCCAGTAGCTGAGCTGTCATGCCGAGGTTTTTCATACCTTCGGCAGTCGTAGACATTCGCTGAAGGACGCGTAGGCGATAGGCTTTGTTGGCGATCGGGATGTCGGAGATTTCGTTGAGGAATCGGTCTCGGGTGCAGTTGAAAAGGTCTACCCATTTTTGAGCCAAACCTTTCCCAGCCACCTTTGTCGGGTCATGCGATGCCACCTGCTGGCGCGTCACCTGAACCTTAAATTCTTTTTGTACGGACTCGACGATTTGGGATGGCGTATCAAAGCAAGCGAGCTCTTGAACGATAAAGGCTCTCACTTCTGGTTTTAGTGCAGCCATAACCCACCGTCCGTATAAAGCAGTATAAAATCACGCCAGTTTCAGCATGCACGTCCCGCAAGCTCTGGCAACATCGATATGAGCAACCTCCGCCGGCCTGTTCGCCGCATCCACCATTTCCTGCACATCTTTGCTGGCGCCGTAACGCCGGACCACTCCGACGAATTCCTCGACATCATGGCCGCGAAGTTTGAGCACCGGCATCCCGGTCTCTTTGTTGAACTTCGGCGCGCCATAGTCATCGGTAGCCTGGGCGATGTGGTAAAGCTCATGCTCTACCAGTGCGCAGAACTCCAGATCGTTACATTGCTCGCAGTAGTCAGCAGCCAGGGTGATGATGAACTTCGGTATGCGACCGAACCATTCATGCATCTGTTGCTCCATTCGGGCTTTCTGCCAGCCGCCGGCGCGCATCATTACCTGCTCACACTGGCCAAGCACAATGCGGCCGCTTTTGGCGAATGAGCCAGAAGCCCACAAGAACGCCACATCAGCGTCGAGCAAGTGCGCATGGTCAGGGTTATGGATTCGGCCGTCTTCGGAGAGGATGTTCTGATTTACCCATTCCCCGATTTCGGCAGCAGGGATCAGCCGGGTATACGGCAGCCAGTTTTCGCCAGTGAAGTTGACGGGAGGGTATGGTCTGCGATTGTCATTTTCAGTCATGCAGAACAATCCTCTGGAAACCAAACATACTTGCTCGGTAATTTCGACATCAAGGCATCAACAAACTTATATAAAACTCTGTCAATGGCGCTTTTAATGCACCATTTGCAGATCTTTATAATTACGCCTGCTTGCCAATTACAGGGCCAATCCGGATGCACTTCTTAGTGAGCCAACCCCAGCGCAAAAGCACTGAAAGAATCAGCAGCGGCTTCATGTATGGGCGAAGCGTAATTTCCGCCATTAGGATTCCAGTGGTGCGCATATGGCTTACCTCGTTGTGACATTATCGAGCCACCTCTTGAAGTGGCTCTGTAATGCCTATAGCAACGGACTGCACAAAGCGCCGGTGTTGCGAGGACGGCGGCCGAAAATATTAACTTGCTCGCGCACGCTTTCACTGCACATTCGCTCTACGATTCGCCAGTCAGCCTTTTCAGGCGAGGCTTTCACGGAGACTGCGGAAATGACCCGCTCCACCACCCGGCGCAACTTACTAACCGCTCGGCTCACCGAGATGTCTTCAAACGAAATGGTAGTGATAATTGCCCAGCAAGCCGAGATGAAGCGCGAACACATATGACGCAAACTGACCATGGATTTACTCCTGTTTGTTGATTTTCAGTGCCAGGTTATTTAAGGCACTGCGTGGTGATGTATTCCTGCAGCGCCCTCAGGGCTGTTTGGTCGCTGAGGATTCCGGACCGGATACCGAGAACGTTTCGTCCAGCAACTGCAGAGAGTTCGACGGTGGCATCATCGCCCACGCTGGCGGCGCCGGCGGTTTGGGTTGCGGCTGACACTGGACACTTGCCTTTGACGAGCACCCGACCACCATTATCAAGCTTGCGCTGCAGAGCATCATTTTCAGCTTTTGCATCGGCTAATTCCTTCGTGTATTTAGCATCAAGCGCTGCGACGTCACGCTGTCGAGTCTGCATGTCCGCGATCGTGTCATTTGCCAGGCTGAGTTGCTCAGTCACTTTGTCCCGCTGCCTTTTGAACTCGGTGGCATTGCTGTGGTAGTGACTGGCCAGCCAGCCGAGGCTGACTATCAGGCAGATCACAATGGCGCTGATAATGGCGGTTAACCGGCTCATTTCTGCCCCCACAAACAAACTTCACGCTCAATCTCGCGGCGAGTTACCAGGCCTTTCCACTGTTTGCCCTTGGCATAGGTCCAGCGGCGCAGCTGATCGCAGGCACCTTTCTGGTCGCCCTGGTTGATTTTGCGCAGCAGCGTGGAGGCCTGGAAGTTACCAGCACCGACGTTATAGGCGAATGAGTAGAGGGCCCCGCGCATTGTTACGGGGATCGGCTTCTGGATGTACGGATCAATCTGGCGGGCGACGGTGTTCAGGTCTTTATTGAGCAGCGCACGGCATTCAGCCTCGGTGTACTTCTTGCCGAGCATGATGTCTTTGCCAGTGTGGCCATAGCAGACAGTCCAGACGCCTACCACATCCTGATAAGGGTTGTATCGCACACCTTCAAGACCATCGTTACCGGTTGGGCCGGTGATGAGCGCAGAGGCAATGGCTATGGCGCCACCACCGCCGGCGATCACGCCAATCAGTTTTTTCCTCATTGATGGCGTCATGCTCACCCCTGTGTATCATTTGCGATCCGCTTCAAGGCCTCGGTTACCACTTCGGCTGAAGCCGGGCGGTCACTTCCTGGCTTGTCGGAGACATCAGCCAGATAACTGGCCAACAGCTGCGTGCGTTTTTTCTCTTCATCCAGTCGCTCTCGCTCTTCTTTACGCTTTGCGTAATACGTCTTGATTGTGAAGAAGGCAGAGATCAGGGCGCCAATGATGAAGACATAATCCTGCAGACTCAGGACGGAAAAGATACCAAGCAAGGCTGACCACCAGTAAGGCAGATTGTGACCATCGGTTGGGTTCATACGTTGCATCTCTCACCTCCGATAATGTTCGGGGTGCTATCTGTAGTCAGTAAAAGGTTCAGGGCCGTCGGGCTGATTTACCAACAAAGCGTCGAGGGTGATTCCCGCGACCCTGAAAATAAAAAACCCGCTCAAGGCGGGAAGAAATACCAAGGGTAAAAGCGACGGCGGTAGCCGTAATGGTCCCAAGGTAGAGGGATATGGTGGCCTGTTGCGTTGCGCCAACAACGCCCTGATGGATTGGATTATGAGCCCGTCATCAGGTCAGGCCATTATCTGGTGCACCATTCAGGACTCGAACCTGAAACCGATAGCTTAGAAGGCTATTGCTCTCTCCGGTTGAGCTAATGGCGCTGAATTGGTGCTCGCATCAGGGTTCGAACCTGAAATCATCCGATTATGAGTCGGGTGCTTTAACCTTGTTAAGCTATGCGAACAATCTGGTTCAGGGCTCTTGCGCGGCGGGTTTCAACGTGTCGTGCAGCACGTCTCTACCCAAGAGCCCTGACCGGATCGCACAACCACACTCTCGCAGTGGTTCGCGCTCATGCCCTTGAGTACCTGCCGCATCATCGCCGCTTATAACCGGTGCGCGTCTGGCATTCGCGCTGCTTTACCGGGGCTTGTGTTGTTTATGAACCCTTACCCATCACCACACAGGCTCGCAATTACGCGACTCGGGGCAGCATCACTACTGCAGCATGGCCATTAGGCCGCGGTCGACCCGTTCCTATTCACATTTCCTGCCTCCAGAAACGCAAAAGCCCCGACGTTTCCGCCAGGGCCTTTTTATTCATCATGCCGCCACTTAAAGTTAAGGCAGCATATCAAAGTAGACTCAAATATGACGCATTTAATCCAGTTTTGCAAGACTTGAGTCAAAATTTGTCGCCTTTTGTTGTGAACGTGATCGCGTTACCTGCAACAGGGCATCGCTATCAAGGCGCCGCAAGGTTGTTTTCATCTCCTCCCACCGCTCCGTAAACGTTTCTGACCAGTTCTTCGGGGTCACTCCGACCAGAGCGGCAAGTTTTTGGTATTCATACGTCTCCCGCCCTGCCAGCTCGGCTTTGACATCCTGCGCGGCCAGCCAGATGAGTTGACGCAGGCGATCGACTGTTTTCTTTGCAATGCGCACGCCGGCCAGCTTTTCGTAGAATTGCTCCCATGCCCACCGGGTGATCGTCTCCTGGTGCTCCCAGCGGATATTGTCGCTGTAGTTCCACAGCAGCCACGATTTCTGATGCTCTTCCAGCGACAGCAGAGCCCGGCGCCAACTGGCCGTCGAATACTCAACGGGCAGAACGAGAGCGATTGATGAACCCTTAGCGCGGGACTGCTGCCCGGGAATTGGTGGGCTGGATGGGTTTACCATGCGGCCGGTTACCGGATCGGCTATTTTCTTCCTTCCCCGGCTGCGCGCCGTAGCGGTGAATTGCGCGTTTTCTGCAAAAGCAACCAACTGTCCTTTCGTCGCGCCGCTCAGATCGGCGGTGGCCACTATCAGCTGCTGGCGAACATACTCAAGATACTGGGTATTCATGCTTTCTCTCCTGAAGCCTGATAGATGCGGACGAAATTCTTCAAAATTCGGTAGTCAACCAGTACGGTGCCGCGGTGCCGGCAGAGACGGAGCTTTTGCCAGCGGTCGTGGATGCGTTCGATAACTTCACGGTTCATGCGGCCTCCATTTCGGTAATGGTTAGCTCAAGCCGCCCACCTTTGACGACAGGCATTCTCTTCACGCTGTAGTAGTCAACCTGCTGGTCATCGAGCCAGAAACCCGATTTCGTCAGGGCGTCGAATGCAGCTTTTTGCAGGTTGTCCAGGTCACGGCGCCGGCGATCCGGCATGTGGCACTCAATACGGATTCTCAGTGGCGTGGAAAGGCCGATATCAAGCATCAAGTCTTTGATGATTCTGGCGACACTGTCGCGGTATGCCTGCCCTTCCGCGCTGATGTGTGTGCGCCCCCGGTTATGCCGGTAGTAGCGGTTGTTGCTTGGTGGCCAGGGTAATGAAATTCGATATTGGTTCATGCTTTTATCAGCCCCTCTTTCATCCAGATAACCTGCGTTCTGGCCATTCCCTCCAGCGCGCACTCCTTCGCATACTCCGCATCTACCAGGCGCGTGCGGCGGTCTATTTCATCGTGACAGGATGAACAGGCGATAGCGGCGATCAGATCAGGCGGCTTAATCCCGGTCCCGCACAATCCAGCAATGCGGATATGGGCCAATACCGTGGTTTCTGAGTTGCCGTTGCAGACGCCCGGGATGCGAACCTGGCATTCACGACCGCGAGCTGCTTTACGAAGATTGGCCATGCTCACCCCCATATACGTTGACGAAGTGATCGCGGAGTATGCTCCGGGCGAACACAAACCGGCAGCCGGGCGCTGACCGTCCAACTCAGATAATCCGCGTTAAGGCTTTTCTCTGTGACAATGCCTCGCGCCTGATATCTGGACACTAACTGTTCGGCCTGCTCGGTTGTGCAGTCGGGATGCTGGAACCATGAGTATTTCATCGCCATCACCCCGCAAAGCTCAGCAGCTGACTGGCGGCGTTTTCAGCCTCAGCCGGCGAGTGGAACTTGCGACGCAGAATGTAGTTCCAGAGCACATTCAGCACTGATTTGTAGACGCCGTTGAACTGGCTGTCGTCCATGCTGGCGAAGGAGATCGACTTTGCGACACGACGACGGCTACCGTCAGGCATCTGGTATTCGTCGTAAAAGCCAGCCTGAATGGTTGCCCACTCGCGGAAGGATTCGAAGTGTTTCAGAAGCGCCATATCGCGGGAACGAGAAATGCCGACCGAGGAGAGATACATCTCCGCGGCGTTCTGGAGTGCAGCGCGCTGATCGAGGTCGGATGAAAGGAAGTCGATAAACCCGGATATGAGGTTGCGCTCCGCGGGCTCAATGAGACCACCGGAAGGCGTCCAGTAGTGATACCCGAGAGTCAGAAGTTTGAAGAACTTCTTGTGGAATGCGTAATTCCGGGGCTTGCGGAACTCACCGCAAAGCAGTTGCCCCACGGGGATAAGTTGCAGGTATTCGCTGGTTCCCGGCTCTGCGGGAATCAGTACGTTTTGATAACTCTTCTCAAATTGCAGTGTTTGCGCCATGTGTCCCCACTTGGCGCCGGATAATCGTGTCAGTTGCTCAGGCTGACGAGGTAATTATCGCCCTTCCCGGGGAGAAAAGCAAAATGAGCATATACGATAAAAACCCCTCCGGAGAGGGGTTGAGATTAGCGGATGGCTTTGCGTTCTGCGGGGGATTTAGGCACCGTTTACCTCTACGCATTGAATATTATCTACGCTCGGCGAAACGTCGTCCCAGGAC